ATAAGTGAATCAGCATCGCTAGTTAGTAACAGCCCGTCTAGGGATAAAGTCTGTACGCCATAAATGTCATGCGATAAAAGGTTGTCAGCTACCTGTGGCGTTCCACCCTCACGAGTAATTACCACGCGGTTGTAAAGGTTCTCTGACCCATAAATAACGGCAATGTTGTTATAGCCTACGGATTCTGCTCTGCCATCGTCAGCAAAGATCAGCGTATCTACAAGTGGTGGAACAGTGATGCGGTCACGGAATGTAAGCGCACCTGACTTAGACATAAACAATGCGCCGGGTTCTGTGGACTCAACCAGTTGCAGGTATTGCAAGGCGTTGCTGTTCTCTGGCACAACGTCTGCTTGCAGGGTTTCTTGTCCGGGGTCAATGTCGCGCTCACCAGCAGGCCAAGCTACTTCTGGGCGGTTAATAATTGTTTCAATACGTTCACCAGATAGCTGGGCTACGTTTGTAAATGAGTCAATCTGGGTAGCCGATAACTGTAAGAAACCATCCACGCAGCTGATTGAAGCAAACGACTTACCGCCTAGCTCGTAACTTAAATCCCAGTCATCTATGTAACCAGTGAACTGACGGATGCCGTTGGTTTCAATAACGACTTGCTTTCTAGGCAGAATCTGGGAACGGTACGGGCTGTCCTCGTAGAACGGGTCAAAGGTTCTATCGTCATTGTGTAGGGTAACTGATGCGTTGCCTGCGGTGAAGCGGTCTAGCTCCCGTGACTTGCCCCGTGAAATAGAAGCACTAGCGACATAGTTAGTAACATCAACCAGAACATCGCCACCAAGAACATAGTCGCTATCAAGAACGCCCCGAACTGGATCATCAAGCGCAAAGAACGAACCACCTGATGCTGTGAGGTCAAACGCAATGTAGACCTTAGTTTGTGGATTAGACATTTATGCGCTCGCAAATACCGGGCCACTGGTGCGCTCATATCTCTTAATGGCATCCACAATTTCACGACCAATCGAAGCACCGTCTGCGCCCATGCCTGCATTCACAGTTAGGTTGATTGTGTTACCCATGCCAGCATTGCGACCATTCAAAGGAATCACAGCTTCTGGCCCTGCTTCACCAATGAGGGCAAGAGTTGGCCCGGTGACAATGCCACCCTTAGCCATTGCAGGAATGTCCACGCCTAGTTGATTAGCAAGGTCTGTGATCTTTTGCTTTTCTTTCTTGCTTAGTCCCTTGCCTGACTTACGGTATTTGGCAAGCGTTGAATTAACTAGGTCAATCGCTCCCTGATTCACAAGAGTACCCTCAGCAGTTACAGAGAATCCAGCAGCAGCGATAGCAGCCCTAACACCATCAACAAGTGACTGACCTGCTGTAACGCCAGCCTGATAGAACGTGGCTGCGCTTGCTTCGCCAACTGTTTCAGCAACTGATTCAAATGATGCGGTGAGAGTATTCACCTTGTCTACAACAGTTGCGCCACCTGCAATAACTTCATCTGCAATGGCACTACCTGCTTCTGCGCCAGCAGAAAGAACATTAGTGATCGCGCCGGGTGATAGCCCCATAGAGATAAGCGTTTGAACCTTGCCAGCAAATGAAGCTGCTAGGTCTGCTTGCTCTTGAAGTACCTGAACAAAAGACTTTTTCTTAGTTATGGAATCTGTTGCTGCGGTTTGTGCAGCTTGTAAGTTTTCAAGCGCAGTCTGTTGCGCTTCGATGTTGTCTGTCTTTAGAGCCTTGTCGTAGTCTATTTGTGCTTTGACTAATTCTTGTTGCGCATCCTTGGCATTCTGAATACTTGTTGCGGAAGCATCTTGCGCACCACCAAAGCTAAGTACCCCGGTAATAGCATCCTTAACGCTTGTCTTAAAATTCTGGAACTTAGTGTTTGCATCATCAAGTTGTTCATTAGCATTCTTTAGTTCATCACCAAAGGCAGTCATCTTTTGCTTGGCTATTTGAGCTGCAAGACTCAAGCCCTTTACGGCTGCTGCTGCCTTGCCTGCCTTAGCAGCTGTCGTGCTTAAAGCTGCATCAACTTCTGGGACAGCTACCGCTACTGGTGGAATACGACCTTGCTTTACACGCTTGATACCTGCGTTATCCATTTGGTCAGCAGCCCGGCTCGCAGCCAAGGAAACGGCGTTGAGCGTAATAATGTTCATGGCTATTTTGCCATTCATCAAATCAGCAGCTTGACCCATGTTTCTAAAGGCAGCTGTGCCGTTTGATTCCATAAACGTAATGGTCTTATCTGTTGCGCCTGCTTCAAGGCGCATCTCAATAATCTTGCCTACCAAGATTCCAGCACCCACAATGAGCAAGCCAATTCCTGTGCTTGCTAGTGCTGATCTCATAACTCCAGCTGCAATAACTGTTGCTGTTGCCGTTCCTGTGATAGCAGTGCTAACAGAAATCCAAGTAGCTCTAAGGGCAAGGACTAATGGAATAACAATCTTGATTCCAAGGAATGCAAAAAGTAAATCTTTAAGCATCTTGGCAGTGCCTTGAAGATTAGAAGTTAGGTTTGCAATTTCTGTGGCAATAGTCTTGATTCCAGCACCTGCGCCTTGAAACTTAATAGCATCAACAATGCGCTGAACAGCAGGTAATAATTTTTCATTGAAAGCATTAACCAAGTTAAGAACTGCTGGTAATAATGCTTCGCCAAATCCAGCCTTGGCATCTTCCAGCCCGGCTTTCAAAAACTTTAATTGGTTTGCAAGTCCCTCAGAGGTACGAGCTACGTCACCTTGGGCAAGTGCGCTGTCTTTCATAATCAAGGAATAGGCAGCTTGAGTCTTTATAGCTTGTGGCAATACGCCTTTTGTATCTTTGATTAAGCCAATACGTCTTGCTTCTTCTTTGAGTCGTACATCATTTATGGCAATACCGTAACGCTTTAGAGGTTCTGTTTCACCAGATAAACCTGAGCGCAAAGCAAGAATTGCATCGTCAATGTTTGTGTTGTTAAAGGAAGCAAGGTCAGCAGCCAACTGAACAAGGCTCGTGGACATGGCTGCTGCATCGTTCTCACCAATTCCAAAGGCTCGGAACAAGTTGCCGTAAGTTCCAGCAGCTTCAAGTGCAGCCTGACGGCTAACACCAAAAGAACTAGCCGTTGTTTTTGACCAGTTCTGGATTGCTTCCGCGTTGGCACCAAATACAGTGTTTGATTTAGCAATAGATTCAGAAAGGTTAGATGCAGCCATTACAGCAGACTGCAAGCCCCTAACAACTGCAACAGTAGAAATGCCAGCAAGAGCATTGCGCATTACGTTTGAACTGGCAGATACGGATTTACCTAAACCGCCAGCATCACGTTGTAACTTTTGAAAAGACTTAGACAGGTTGGTTGTGTTGCCTGTAAATTTGACTTCAAAAGTTTTGCCTGCCTGTGCCACCAAAACTCCTAAGTGGCAGAAACACCTGCCATTAACTCTAGAAACTCACGCCGTATATCTTGACGTATTTCCTTTTGACTCATTCCATTGTACCTAGATAAGTCAATGTCCTTAAATTCTATTTCACATTTGGCGCAGACCTTAGTAAGTGTGCATCTGCATTCCCAGCGATCAACTCTACGATTAGGTTCACGCTTTGCAAGGCTTACAGGTGGTCGGTCTGTGTATCTGAATTCAGGTGCTTGCATGATTTCGCCATTGCCACGAATAGTCTGATGCTCTGAGTTAGGTGCGTGTTGTGGCGCGAAGAAAATACGGGCAGGGTCGCTAGTCTGTGGATCGCCAACAATGTCTAGGAAGTCGTGCATTTGCTTCCAGACTGAATACCATTGGTGGCTAGGTACGGCTTCATCTAATGGAATGACAATGTGCCAGTGCTGGTCATCTTCCTTGTGGCTATAAGTTGTGTAGGCAATGAACTCAAAGCCTTGCAGTTTGTCTAACGTATTGTTTAAGGCTTCACCATCTAGATCAGCAACGAATGCGTTGATAGCAATTACGTTCTTGTTACCTCTAAAGCCGTTCTCAACGTAGGTCACAGGGCTGTATAGATGCCCTTTGTATTTGTCCTCACGTTCTGCGTGATGCGAAAGCAAAGCTACAAAGTCAGCCCAAGTATCTGCATAAGGCTTGGGTCTGTTGTCCTTGACTGACCACCATTTAACTGCGTACATACCTCAGACGGTAGCAGATGTTATACGCTGTGTCTAGCCCAATCGTTCTAAATTAGAGGTGATTCTGTCTAGTGCAGCAAGGTATTTCCTGTTAATTGTGGGTGACATGGCTTCGATAGTAGGCCAAAAGAAATAACCCCGGTTGCCTGCGCCTAGTTTTGGGGAACGGCTTGGGAATTGCTTTAGGCGGTCAGAGCCAAATTCGGCACCAAAGAACACATCGCCACGAGTTACCTTTGTTTTGCGCCTACGGTTAGGGCGTGACTTAGATACAAAGTTAGCTGAACCATTTAATCTAATTACTGGAACGCGATCTGGTCTAGCCCTAAAACCCTTAGCAGCTTCTATTGCTTGTCTTGGGTTAGGTGAGTAAGTGGCATGGCTCTGAACTTCTGTAACTACCTGACCGATAAGTTCAACAGAGGACTTACGGATTTCCTTGTTAAACATTGGGTCAGCTTTAGCCCAACGAGCTAAGGCAGGGTATAGACCCACAATCTCAATTTGGGCAGAGCCACCACGACCACTTAAAAACTCTGACTTAGCCATTACTTCCCCTGACTGTTTCGCCAGCGCAGATACATTCCCATAGTAAAAAGCATACGCTCAGATTCTTCCATTAAAACTGACGGAGCAATGCCAGTTTCAACAGATAGATAAGCCAGATACCAGTGTTGGGATGAGTCACCCAACCCAACTATTTTGGGCTTTCGTCACTCGCTTCGATTGTGTCTACTTCATCGCACCAGTCCTCAAACGTAAGTTTTGTTTTACCCTTACGTTCTAACCAGTGCCATGCAAGCCACAGCAAGTCGGTAATGCGAAAGTCCGATTCTAGCGAAGCAACACTTTTTGTGAACTTATCCTCGAATGCAACAAGGTCACGAGCTGTGGCAGATACTTCCTCTACCGTCTTATCTTCAAAGGTAACGCGCAGGTTGATCTTCATGGTTAGGCAGTTCCCCGTAGGACAGTTCCGCTTGTAGGCCAAGTGATACTAAACGTGGCCAAATCGCCCACTGATGCACTCGCTGGGGTGTAGGAATTTGCCAAGCACACGGCGGTATATGACGGATTGGTGCTGGTCACTGTGCCTGATGTTGGTGTGATAACAACAGTTGCAAGTGTGTTGAACAATGGGAACAGAGTTGCATCTACTGATGCTGCGCCAAAGTCCTGCATGAACTGAAGTGTTAGTGAACCAGATTTTAAGCCACCGATAGATTCTCTAAAAGTGCCACCAAAAGCTGTTGTTTCCAAGCTATCGGATTCTAGTGTTAATTCAACACTATTAAGATTTGTGGATAGGTTCGTACCATTTATGACTACCTTATAGTCAGTGGCTGAAAACTTGGCCATGTTGTGTTGCTCCCTTAGTCTGCGTAGCAGAGAACTAAAAACTCTGCTGCTAAATAGTTTACTTCACCGACAGCGATACTTGCATAAGCTCTCATATCGGTAACTCTTAAATCATACACTTTCCCACCGAGTGTTTTATCTTGTTCAATAGCCAACTTGATACTTGATGCCCCAGTGCTAGAACAGAAGGCATCTATGGCATTTTGGGCTGATCGTTCAGCTACACGACCAACCAAGACAATGACAGTAAAGGTATAAGTCTGCATTCCTCTATGGAATGTGTCATCGTAGGAAATCGAGTCAGGCTGAACTATTGCTATCGGTGGACTTGGGTTATCAGGCATAACGGCTGCTGTGCGTAGCCCAGTAATGCTGGCAAGGTTAGTGGCAATCCCTGTGCGGATTTCAGATAGTGAAGCCATTACGCAAAGCCACGCATACGGCGATAAGGCGAAACCAACTGTGCAACGTCTGGGTCAATGTCCCTAGTAACAGAGATCGCGCCAAGATCGCCGAAGCCGGCCACGCCGAGAGGGCTATCGAGTCGCTTAAAAATTCTGCTTGCTTGAATGATGCAAGCCTGCGTGATAGCGATTGGAACGGATGAATAACCAAAGACGGCTGTTAATTTAACAAGTGCCTGACCTGACTCAACGGGGAACAAGTAATTCTCGACAGCGCGAATCCGTGTGTAAGGAACTTGTAGACCATCTACGTTGCCGTTAAGTGGTTCTAGTTGATAGTCACCTACTGCCCAAGTCGTATCGAATACGCCATCGCCAGCAGAAGAGCTTTGTAGCGTTATCGCTGTACCAGAGATATCGTCAATCTGGGTAATGTAAGAATCGTCAGCTGCGTAGTAGCGCGTGGCTGTACCAGATGAATAGAAGTAACGCCCAGCGTGTCCGTCAATAGCTCGTGATGCAGACTCAACAGCCATCTCTAACAGGCTGTCATCTACGGCATCTTGAATTCTGAGTGCGGCTTTGAGCTGCGCTAAAGTTGCGTATCCGTTGTTTATTGCCAAAGTAACTCCTAAGTCTAGGTCTATTCTACTTGCGTTCTACTAATGCCCTACGGAT